TAGTGCTTATTGATGTCGTATATGGTTGACATAGTTCTCCTTATGAAAGTGCCACGATTAAGATAAATGCAATGACCGAGAGCGTGGCGATAACTCGGTCAATGATGCTGTCCTCTGGCTTGTACTTGTACAAGTCTTTGGAAGATTGGTTGTGTTGGTTCCATGCTTTCATTTTTTTAGACTCTCCATAAATTTTTCAGCGAGGCGCTCTCTGCGCTTACGTTGCCATCTTGCATAGAACTGGGTGTTCTGTACTACTATGTATGCACCCAGTACAAGCATAGTGATTACAAGCAGACTGCCTACGATATAAACCAAGGCCAGAATGGTGGTGATTAAATCAAGCATATTGAACCTTTCTCAAAAGTTTTCCTACTTGGGCGGGATGCCATACATCTAAACCTTTAGCGGTCTTGATACCACGCAGTTGCAACTCGGCTGCAACTGTACGCAAATTAGTTCCTACCCGGCTAACGATATCTTGCAGAGTGGGCGAGACTTTCTTGACGTATGCATCGCATCTGTCGCTGATAGCCTTTAAACCAGCCTGTGAGCCGATCTGTGGAGTTGGTGAACCCAATACAGTTCCACGAGCTTTGGCAGCTGCTAGAGCTGATTTGGTACGCTCAGATATCTTCTTTGCCTCCCACTCAGCAAACACAGCAGCCATCTGTAGGAATGTGCGGTCTGCCTCTGGCATATCAGCTGCTACGAATTGCACGTTAGACTCAAGTAAGCCAGAGATGAAATGCACGTTACGAGCAAGACGATCTAGTTTGGCAATAACGAGTGTGGCTTTCTGTTTCTTGGCTAATGCAAGAGCTGCTGCCAACTGTGGGCGGTCTGTCTTACGGCCAGACTCAACCTCAGTAAACTCTGCAATGATTTCTTTGCCAGCAAGATAAGCCTGTACGGCAGAACGCTGGGCCTCAAGGCCAAGACCTGATTGGCCTTGACGTTGTGTTGATACTCTGTAGTAGGTTACGAACATATTTAACTCCTCTATCTGGGTGGTTAATTGCCCCCGGAGGGGCGGTTAATTACTTAACTTCTTTGTTAATAATGTTGACGATTTCAGCTGCTTTGTTATGGATGCTTTTATAAAAATTGTCGTACATAACAAAGTCATTCTTGTCTCCGTTATTTAACATTTCGATAATTGCTGTTAACTGTTTGTTTGCTGTGATTAAGTCCATTTTGTTTTCCTTTATTGGTAGTTGGTTGCCCCCTTGCGGGGGCGATTAATTAGGCTGCGTTAACTGTTATTACACCAGTTGCAAAATGTTGGGCAATAACATCAACACGCACAAATCCAACAGGAGCAACAAAAACTGCATGACCATTTTCATCAACAATTACATCTCCAACAGAGATGCTGTGCATTGGGGCCAGGCGAGTAATGCTGGACTCTGGGCCAATATTGCCAATATCAAAAACTTGCGATAGTGAGTCAGCTGTAATTTCTGCAACTGGTGCATATAAACCACGAGCAGCAATAATGGACTCAACTGTTGGGCGAAATGTTGTATCTAAATATGCATCACGATGAGCGTTGAATTGGTCATCGGATAAGTTGATTTGATGTACTGTGTATTTCATTTGTAACTCCTCTATCTGGGTGGTTAGTAAATAAGCGATATCGCTTAGTCATTAATTTACCACAGCCAAAACACAGGTCAAGAACTAAATGTAGTTTTTTTTAACTAAATTGGTAGGTGTTTACCCTAATCTTATTACGCTATATTTAGTCTACAATCAGATATCTCAACTAAATAAGGCAAACAATGACCGAATTAAAGCCATTCCTAGTGCGCTTGCGCCCAGACGTTAGAACCTTGTTAGAACAGACTGCCCAACAGCGCAATAAGCCTATAGCTGTCATCATCAATGACGAGCTGCGTTCTGCTTTGAGCAAGCAAGGGGATCTATCGCAACGTCTCAACAAGATGCTTGCGTGATTGTCTTAGAGCTGCCGTTCCCGCCATCGGTCAATACTTACTATCGTAGGGGCGCTCATGCCACCTACATGAGTAAGGCTGGGCGAGAGTATAAACAAGCTGTAGCCGAGTACATCTCTGGTGGTGACTTTCCAAAAATGGGCAGCAAAAGACTGTCTGTCAGCATGGTTGTATGGCCACGAGATAGGCGAGTATTCGATATCGATAACCGCATCAAGAGCGTGTTAGACAGCTTGCAAGATGCTGGCCTGTTTGATGATGACTCACAGATCGATGAGCTGTCGATCTATCGTGGCTCACAGATCGTGCCTGGTGGCTCTATCAAAGTAATGATTGAAGAAATCAAGTAATGGGTACACACGATAAAGACGTATACACAAAGGCTGTCCAGGCTGAGTCCAGTATTACTGGCAAGCGCTGGTGCAGTAATTGTCAATACAGCGTACATATAGAAGGTGGCAATTGGAAAGTAAGCGCAAAGGGAAGAGTCAGGCGGTGGATGTGCAAGGATTGTTACCGAAGGAAGACAGAGAGGGAGAGCAAATAAATGTATTACGACCCATCTGTTTCGCTTGTCGTAAGGTTCACCCAACATCAAGGTTGGTTCATCTGCCGAATGGCAGAGCGGTTGGATCCTATTCAGACGAGTTTAGGGTGTACTGTGAGGCCAAATGGGTCTTTCGAAAGTTTAGATCCAAGCGAACTCGGCAACTGTACCTCAAGGAAGTGGCAAGGGTGCGTGGCGAGGCTGGCTATGCTAAGTTGTACGCAGCCATGTTAGATATCTGGAAGAGAAAAAATGGACAATGAACAACTTGCAACAAGAGCAAGTCTTATTTATAAAATGCGTAACGATGGCATGGTCTACAGACTCATAGGCACACACTTTGGAATAACAGAACAGCGAGCAAGATGGATTTATGAGAAACGTGCAAGAAGGATACGAATACAAACTGAAAGAAAGACACAAGAGCAATGATTTGTGTGAATGATGGCTGTGACAGCTTTGAGATTAAGGTAGCTGAGACGAGGGCGCATGAGACGAAGAACTGGATCAGAAGACGTAGAGTCTGCAAGGAGTGTCATTGCTCGTGGTGGACAGTAGAGATGGGCGAATTTGAATTGAAAGATAATCCTTTACAAACTCATGGCTAATCTGCTAAAAAGACAATTCGGGGCCATAACCCAGCCCTTGAGAATGGAGCATCACCAGACTCAGATAAACGCTACTGAATCAGAGGGGAAGACCAGCGAACAGCTCGGACCCAGCACTCTGAAGGCAATCAGTCCTAAGAAGAGCGATAAACGATGGATGCTCTCTGAAAAGAGATATCTCGCTTATATAAGCGGGTGAGGTTCTATTCAATGAATTTTGATATCCCAAAGAAACCTAAGATTAGGTTAAAACCAAAGCCACAAGATCGAAGGCAGATAGCGATAGTGCCATTGCGAGCTGTGATGGATAAGAGCCTGAGTCTTGGGGCGCTCAGAGTTCTTTGCATGGTGTGTGCCTATGCGAACCGAAGTGGCATAACTTGGGTTGGTCAAGAGAGATTGGCTAAGGATCTGGGAGTCAGTCGCAGAACCATTACCGCCCAGATGACGAAGTTAAGAGAGAAGAACTACGTTGATCGGCTAACCAAGGGCGCACGAATGAGCCACACATCAACCATGAGGATTGTTTATAACGAAGATATCTCATTGGCTGATGCGTTGGCATTAAATACTGAGGATGGTAGAAGTCCATACATGATTTTGAAAGAGGAGAGAGAGATGGCTAAGAAGGGGTCTAAAACGAGCGCTAAGGCTGTGAAAACACTTGGGGAATATGTGGATAGCAAGCGAGTGGTTGAGAGCAATGGTGAGGCAGTATTGGCTTATAACAGCAAGTTGGAGATAGTGAGTGTCTTATATGGGAAAATATATAAAGACACAAAGACGATAAATGAACTAGACCTGAAGGCTATCGAGGTTGCAGAATCGATAGGTTTAACTAATCAACAGTTTGCACATGACCTGGAGCTGTGGCTGAGAGCCAGACCAGAGCGACCAGCCTCCATCATTGATTACAGCCATGGCTTGTAACGTACCCAATCGGTGGTATGCATACGGCACAGGCAGAGGTGGGTGTGTATACAGAAAGCACGATGCCCTCTGCGCTTGGCCAGAGGCGGTCTGCCAGCGAGTGGCATACCTCTCCCCCC